GGAACCCCAAAACTTCTTGCGGGATTCTTTAGAAAAGTGCAACAAACAATAGACGACAATGATTGTATAATTATTTTCATTTCACAACTTCAAACAAATCGAGAACCAAATGGGAAAAAATTTATTGAAAAAGGTGGATTGGCAATAGGTTACGCCTGTTCTGTTTGGTTAAATGCTAATTGGGCTAAATTGTGGGACAAAAATCCAGACACTAACGCCCCCGAAGGCCAGGATATAATGATAAGTGTTGTTTGTTCTGCTCTTGGCAAGCCTTTTCTTCCGTGTTCAGTACCCTTGCGTTTCGGGGAGGGTGTTGATATAGTAAAAGATATAGTCGTAAACGCAGAAAATCTTGGACTGGTTCAAAAAAGTGGAAGTTGGTATATTATACCATCAATATTAGACGAAAATAAAAATCCACTGAAATTACAAGGGTTAGATAGGGTTCGTGAATATTTCAAAGACCACCCAAAACATGCTGATGAGTTTGAAAAGGAAATTAGAAATATTTTGTTGCCGGAATGATCGTTAAACTATTAAATGGTTCATGTACAAAAATTAATCTCAAGAAGTACCTTTCTGATAAAAGTTTTAGTAAATCTAGATTTCAAAAATCAGTAAAGGAACAGTTGTCAAGACAATATCCTGACGACAATATTTTTGAAGAAGTATATGTCCCTGTTGAAAAATTCTATTTAGATTTTTTTATTCCATCAAGATTTATGGTTATAGAGTGCCAGGGCCGTCAACATAACGAACATGTGAAATTCTTTCATAGAACTAAAACAGATTTCAATAAACAAAAAGAAAGAGATGGTCGTAAAAAGGAATGGTGTGCATTGAACAATTTTCGATTGATAGAAATTTATGACTGACGCTTTTGATTTAGAATACAAAAAATACAATAACGATCTAATCCTGTGGGAACAATCTCTTTGTCTAGCAATTAAAGAACCGGATCGCGGAAGAATAGAAGAGATCCTGTGTTTAACGCTAGAACAAATTAGACAATTAGAAACGATGACCCTGTGCGAATACTCATTTATGCTTTCACAATATTTAATATTTCTTCAAAAGAAATCTAATGAAGCCGAAGGATATTTAAAGTGGTCTAGAAACGTTACCAATAAATTGTTCGGGGAAGACAAGGCGAAGGCTGGAAGACTCTATAACAAAGTCGATTTGAGATTAGGTAGAATCGCATATCTATCGAGGCGGATAGAATTTTATTGTCAAGCAATTCAGGGTCTAACGAGACAAAGAAATTTGGAGGAAAAAAATGGATAATCCACTTAAAATTATCAAAAATGGAATTTTATCTGGAGACTGGTCTATTGTGTGCAAGGGGTACGAATCTTTAACCGGGGAAACAATTGTACCAAAAAAAGCCTTTGAAACAGCAGATGAATTGCTAAGACAGATGGAAGAATTGCTCGGTAAATACAAAAAACAAAAAGTATATATAGTACCAGAAGACTTGGATAAAATTGGCAAAAGTACAGAACCAATTGTTCTTGAAACATACGAGCAAGTGCCGGGAGACATTCTACCAAAGCAAAAGAGAAAGTCAACGCCTAAACCACCAAGTGTCACAGCCCCTAAAGTTGGTCATTATGGCAATACCACAGCATTAGTTACAGACAGCGATATTCCAAAATCAGAAATAAAAAGTAATAAGGAAAAGGCGGCGATAACGAATCAAAGAAAAATAAAAAGAGAAGCTCCAAAAGAATACGACGTAACATGCTCTAATTGTGATGCAAAGTTTAAATCAGATAGGCCAGACACCAAAGATTTTGGACAAAAATGCAGGAATTGTTTATTGAGTCTTATATCGAGCAGGAGTAACAGTGGCAACTAAGGAAGTGTCTATTTTAAACGACAGCGGGTGTGAAAGATCCGTCCTTTCTGGTATATTAAATCATGGCGCAGACCTATTGATTGATATAGAGGAAATATTAGACACCAAAGATTTCCACTGGGCAATTAATCAAAAAATATTCGCAATAATTAAACACCTGGTTCACGAAAAGGGATTGGAAAAATTTGATATTCCAACCATAACAGCAAATGCTATTGCAATTAATTATGACAAATTCAATGGTAATACAAAGGAGTCAGAATATCTAGAGGCACTATTTGCCAATTGTCCTACCCCAAACAACACCAAATCTATAGCGCTGTCCGTATACAAGCTTTCTTTAGCGAGACAAGGACATAAGTGTTTAAGCAACGTTTTAAAGGATATCGAGGGCATAAACGGTAGTGAAAAAATAGATGCTATAATCTCTAAAATAGAAAACCCTATTTTTGAATTTACGGGCCAATTAAACTCTAAGGACAAGGGTTTGGTTTTAGTACATTCCAATCTAGAGGAAAGATTAAAAACCCTATCAGAATCCCCCAAGGACATTGCCGGGTTGCCAACTGGATTTCCGAACTGGGATCAATGTATCGGCGGCGGTTTGAGAAAATGCACTGTTAATGTTGTGGGAGCAAGAGCTAAAGGGGCAAAGAGTTTCTTTTGTATAAATGTTGCAAGAAATATGGCCGAACTAGGAATCCCCGTTTTATACCTAGACACCGAATTAGATCAACAAATGCAATCAGATAGACTCACATCACTTGTGTCTGGCATAGATTTAACACATATAGAAACAGGAAAATTTGCCAGTGTAAAAGAAGAGGCGGAAGCCGTGTGGGATAGTATACCAGAAATCAAAAAATTATTAATTACACATACGAATATTGCTGGACAATCCATTGAGTCCACTTTGTCGTTGGCCAGAAGATGGTTGATAAAAAATGTTGGATTTTTAGATAACGGATTAACAAAACCATGTCTGATAATTTACGACTACCTCAAATTAATGGATTCGGAGGGATTAAAAGCAAACGTACAAGAAACACAATTGCTTGGTTTTCTTATGACAACAATGCATAATTTCGCCGTTAAATGGGGATTGCCAATATTGGCTACTGTGCAACTTAATCGAGATGGCGTTGAAAGAGAAGGTTCCGAAGTAATAAGTGGGTCAGACAGAATTTTGTGGTTGTGTAGTAATTTTACAATTCTTAAAGGCAAGACACAAGAGGAGTTTGTCGAAGATCCACCTTCTAACGGAACGAAAAAATTGATCGTGTGTGACACAAGATTTGGGCCAGGGATGGACAAGGGTGATTATGTCAATGTATTGACCCATTTAAACGTGGCGCGTCTCAAAGAAGGAAAAATGTTGTCTCATTTGGTACATTCTTTTATCAACACTAAAATAACATGAAACAATTTAACGAAGCAGAAATAAAGTACATTCAAGATAGAGCTTGTGAAAGAGTCTCGGAGATTTTAGACGCTCTGGGAGTCGAGTACTTTGAAAGATCCGACTATTTACAAGGCCGATGCCCTTGTCATTCTGGCGACAATCACAGAAGTTTTTATTTTGCAACACGGACCAACCACTGGAAGTGTAACACTAAACACTGTCATAAAAACCCCATATCTGGAAATTCAACCAGTATATTTGGCCTTATAAGAGGCGCTATGTCTAATAAGTTGAATAGAAAATTCACGTTTACAGAAGCGGTTGTGTTCGCATCAACGATATTAAATCTATCAGATCTTAAAATGGACGAAGAGACAGTAGAAAACATAGAAATATTTAAGATAATAAAACAATATAAAATCAAAAAATCCGTCAAAGAAAATGGTTTAACACCTCTTTCCACAATGCTTCCGTCCTTAATAAAAGATACAACCTATTATCCTTCTCGTGGAGTAGACGACAATATTATAGGCAGATACCATATTTCTTCGTGCAATAGAAAAGATAAGATGTTTTTTCAAAGATCATTTTTCCCAATCCTAGATGTTTCTGGAAAATATGTGGTTGGATGGAGCGGAAGAAGTATTTGGGACAAATGCAATTTATGTAAAATGTTCCACGATCCAACAATGAATTGTCCTTTAAAACATAAGTTTTTATTCCACGAGAAGTGGTTGCACTCGAAGGGGTTCAAAAAAGAGTTGCATTTATATAATTATTGGTTCGCCAAGTATAATATTAGCAAGACTGGTACTGCTATAATCTGCGAGTCTCCTGGGAATGTATGGGCATATGAGATGGCCGGAATCAAAAATAGCGTAGCTCTTATGGGTTCAAGTATGTCAAAAGAACAGAGAATATTGTTACAAAAAGCTGGTGCGCTTACACTGATTTTAATTATGGATAATGACAAGGCTGGCGAAGACTGTTTAAGTACTTTGATGGAAGAGCTCAATTATTACTTTAGAATTATCCCAGTCAATTTAGAAAATGTGAATGATGTTGCGGAATTAAATAGCGAAGATATCCAAGAAAAAATTGGTAAGATATTAAAAGACAGTTCAAAAGAATTTTTATTGAAGGATAATTAAATGGCAGGAAACCAACTCATAATATGTCTGTCTGGTAAAAAACGTAGCGGCAAAAACACAGCGGTAAATTTTATCGCCGCATCTTATTTAAAAAGAAGTGGTCACATAAAAGACTTTAAGATAAATAAGTTGGGATTAATTGAAGCTAGATCAAATAGCCATTGGTTCACCGTAGAAGAGGGTGAGTTTAATGAGATATTCAATTGTTCGGAAATCAAACTATATTCATTCGCGGATTGCTTGAAGGAATTTTGCGTTAATGTTCTCGGTTTGACTTATGAACAATGTTATGGTACAGAAGAACAAAAGAATAGTTTAACACAATTGAAGTACGAAGACATGCCATCGAAGTTATATAACATGGATTCCGTGGTAAAAACAGGATTTATGACAGCCAGGCAGGTTTTGCAATACTTTGGGACAGATATTATAAGAAGCATGTGCGACAATGCATGGGTTAATGCAACTGTGAATAAAATTAGGAACGATAATGTTAAACTAGCATTGATCACAGACGGTCGTTTCCCCAATGAAATAAATGCTATTAATGAGATTGGTGGGAAAACCGTTAGACTATTAAGGGACGTGGCTGGTAAAGATACGCATTCGTCCGAAACTATATTGGACAATTTCCCAAAGGATAAATTCTCTTTGGTCGTGCCCAACGGTGGAATGAGTGTTGAGCAGCAATGTGATTTCTTAAAGCCATATGTGGACCTGTGGTTAGATTCTTTATATGGAAAATAAATGCAAATAGTCAAATTTAGTGATAGTCTAATAAATTCGTACCGATTCTGCGCCTTTCAGTATTGGTTACGATACGTTTTACAATTAGAATCTAAGGGAAGTGGAAAGGCCGCAACAATTGGAACTATTGTGCATACAGCTTTGGAGTGGATGGCCAAGTTAAAGAAAAAAGGGAAAACAAACGTTGATCCACTTTGGTTATTTGATCGTGCGTGGGATGAAAACCCGCATCCAGACTTAAGAAAATTTACTAGCCGTGGTTTATCTGCCGACTACAAAAAATGTAAAACGTCATTCTTTAAAATTGCTGAAGACGAATTTTATAATCCCTATACGTTAAAAGTAGTAGATGCGGAACAATGGTTTTCCATAGAACTCCCTGGTCCCGAATGGGAAATTCGGGAAGGAGGCGAGACAAAGCAGATACGGGTGCGTGGGTATATCGACATGGTTCACGAAATCGACAAGGATACAATAGAGATCGTAGACTATAAGAGCGGTGGTAGAAGTAGTCCTTTCGACAAGAATGAAATGAATTTTTATGGTTTGACTCAAAAACTTCAAGCTAAATTTTATTTTATAGCAAGCAAGATTTTATATCCACAGTACAGAAATACAATTATTACTTTCTATTATACGTCAGATGGTGGACCAACAACTATCGGTCTATCGGACGAAGATATACCTTCGATATTATCAGAATTATACAATATTTTTCAGACTATCAAAAGTGACAGTTTAATTAGACGCAATAGAAGTTGGAAATGTAAGTT